CTCAATGGGGAAGGGGATAACTATGCAATGAAACTTTTCTTCAACTCTTGGATCGTACTGCACAAAATCCATCTCTTTAATGCCAGTACACTCTGCCTGGCAGAGCATCTGCCACTGATATCCCATATCGATTCGCTTTACCCAAGCTGGGTCTTCTACCGGGATTTCACCAACTAAAAGGTCGATCAATGCGTCCTGCTTACCCTTATATGGACATTTGATTTCAATGAGTTTTTTTTTAGCATTAATTGACCATCTGGAGATGCGGCCATTCCTTCCAACGTTGGGTGTTGAACGAGTCCCAGCTCCTCCACTAAATCACCAGTTTTTATTTCATAGGCAGATCTAGCCGAAGGTTCATACTTCGTACCCCAAGCCGTTGCGTCATTTCCATTAAAAGTTTTTCCAGCCTCTCTTTCGATGCCGAGAATTTCATTCTGAAGGACCGTCATTAGGTCTGCCCTTGTTTTGGTATAAGAACCTCGCGCACCTGGCATGATGTCCCCAATCTTGGAGGCGGTCAGTTTTCCTTTTCTTGCTTCAAACCATTCGGGACTAAGCTGCTTCAACGTTTTTCTCCTTTTTGTCATTAGCCTTCTTTAAAGCCTCTTGTTTAATTCTTTCCACGATGTATTTCACATTGTTATTTAGCCGCTCCTTATACTGTGGAGCCATTTCAGTCCACTGCTCTTTTTTACTGTTGTAGGTATCGGCAACCTCTTTCCGTGTTTTCAATTCGTTTAGTTCGCTGGTCAATTTTGCTAATAGAATTTCATCCGCCGGGTTCAGCTTCACTTCTGGCTGCACAGGCACTTCTCCATCAGTGTCTTCTATGTCTTTATTGATTCTTAGATTGAGCAGCATTTGCAGATTGTATCTACGCCAGTACGTTATTAAGGTTCCGCATTCTTGGACCTTGCCAGGATCTCTCAGAAGGGTGCTGCCGAAGGTCTGGATAAAAGCACCGCTTGCGATATGAGTTATCTTTGTCGTGACGCCAAAGACCGTGTGATCGCCCTCAGTGTTAGTATTGGACATGTGAGTGACAACCAAATCATTCTCACGAAGTGCTTCAGATATCCCATTCACAACGGCCTTGAGTGACGCAAAATTCCATCCCCTAGACCCGCCTACTTCTTCATCGACATCGATAACGCCGATTTTCTCCTGCGCTTGATTCAGAGCTCTATATAGCATTTCGTGATTTCTCTTATGTCCCATTGTCGCTCCAGTATTTTTTATGTACTTTTAGTATCTCTGTTGAGCAAAAAAAAGGTCAGTCGCTAACTTGGTGTCCAATGACTGAACCGATGATTTTGTTTTCGTTAATCTTAAATACTCTATCTGGGAAAGAAGGATTCACCAACTCTGCCACGCCGTCTCCACAGTATCTGGCATAAGAAATCTTCCCGCTTCTCAGAAGGCATACCATTTTGCCTGCCACTGGAGTCGCACCGCAGTCCACTATCGCCACGGATTTGTTCGGCAGAGCAGGGCTGTTCGCTTCGCTATTGACCTCCAGTGCATATGTCGATTTGCTGTGTTTCCCTGCCCAAAATATGTTCTTACTTGTTCTTTGTTCACCGCTCAAAATCTTCTTAGCCACTACCAACTCCACCTCGACTAGCCAGCCAACGTCCCCCGACATCTCCTGGTCGCTTACGCGATCATTATCTTTTAGGATGGCAAGTTTGGAATTAAGTCGTGGCGAGAAATCGCCTAAACTACAGCCCAAAATTTCCGAAAATTGCAAACCTCTGTCGAGATTTATGACGTTCCGGCCATTGATCATATGTGAGACAGCGGAGTAATTTTCCCCAAACCCCATTACCTTAGCGGCTTTCGCGTAGGTCAGGTCAAGAGATCCCGCTCTCTCCTTCCATATTTTTTTCAGCCTTGCGGCTTCTGATTTTCTATCCATTCTCGGATACTACCAGTATCTTTTCCAAAATACTATTCGTAGCCGGGTAGTAAGATTAAGCAAAACAGAAAGAAAAGACAATCTGTCGGATGGAGTTAATTCAAGCTCTTTCGGGACAAAACTCTACACTTTCGATTTTCATGCTCGCGGCGTAGGTTTTCAAACATATTAGAATGTAGGTTTATAACTATTAACAGTTCTAATGGACTTTTAATTTTCCACGCAGTAAGGTCTAAAAAAGAGTATCGGAGATATATAGTAATGTTAGACGCGAAATATCAGTTCAGATTGAATTTGAAACGGCTCATAAAAGAGAAAGGTCATAAATCAAATGATGTGTTCGGTGCTCTCTGCGGAATGAGCGGGGGTAAAATTCAACGCCTTACCGATATTTCCGCTGACGGAAATATCGATCTAAATGACGCAAGTCTCATTGCTGAAAAGTTAGACACCACTCTAGGTTACATGTGCGGGTCACAGTTTACGGATTTCATGTTGTTTCAAACTAAAATGATGCACAACCATTTCAAAGAATTATCAGCAAGCAGAGCACTAGCACAAACAATAGAGGCGCCCATGATGGAATATCTCGATGAAATACTTACCAGGGTGGATGCTCTCAATCGAGTTAAAAAAGATTAAATAATTTCTTCTAAGAAAGCCCCGCAATAAATATTCACTCTTATCAAAAATATCATTTGCCATTCATAAGTACCTTTAGTATCTTTCATGTACGAAAAATACTGGAGTTTTTTATGTACCCGGACAGTTTTAATCACATCATTGCAGAGAGTTCCGTCCCTTTAATGGAATGGATCAAGGGGCGTAATTTAAAGTACGACGAAGCAGCAAAACAAGTTGGCTTTCAGAAAGTTACCATCGCAAAAATGTTGAAGAACGAAAACCGGGACATAAGAGTCTGGGCCGATTGCGAGTTGGTCGAAGTCAAAAAATTAGAAGTGAAGGCGATTCATGTCCAGGGCGAAATGATCGGCTACCCGACAAATCAAAATATCATCTTGGTCGAGAAATTATTTCCGAAGGGAAAAATGCAAAATGATTGAAGCTGAGAATCTCAGTCAATTTTTTGAAGGCAGAAGAATAGGCGAGGGTAAATACATCTCTCGCTGTCCTCTGTGTTCCTCTAAGAGCGAAACTCTATACCTCACAGATGGTCGCAAAGGTACGCTGATTTATTGTCACAGCGGCTGCGACAAAGAAGATGTTCTTGCCGAAGTTGGTTTGAAGCTTCAAGACTTATTCTTTAACAGTGATACCTATGTGAAACCTCCTTACGATCCTGCGGAGGATCTGCACACGGTGGATATCATCCGCTCTTTTATAAAAGAGAAAAAAGAAAAGGGCGAACGAATTATTAAATCTGATGTTGTCTTTGCTAAAAAGGTGAAGGCGAGATTAAAAAGTCACAACTGCTGGAAACCTCTCAATGTCTGATATCAAAGACCTTGTTGATTCGAGGGACACAGCAGCAATTTCCATATTTACCTATCTCGGTTTGCTTCCAGACGGTCAAGCAGCGAACGCAAAGGAAATCATGGGTTACTTTAAACTTGGTAGAAGTAGGTTTTACCGAGCGAGAAAGATTCTGCTGAATGCTGGCATGATTGTTGAGCTGAGATCGCACGACAAGAACGGCCTGTTTAGCGGGACTCGCTATCATGTTCCACATGGAACCGTGTGTACGAAAACAGCACACCGCGTTGTCGAAAACGTACATGAAGAGTTGGCACAGAACTTGATAAAGATAAAAGAGAAGGATAAAAGTGATCCTGTTTGGGTAAGTCCTAAAACAAATACTGACGATTCCAATTTGATCTCGACCTACCCAGAAGATTTTGAGCGTGTTTGGGATCGCATCCCTCCAACGTTTGGAGCCAAGGGCAGCAAGCAACTTGCGGCGAAAGAGTTCGCAAAGCTCAAGCTCGGAGCAGATGAAGTTTTACAATTATTGGGAATGATCGACAGAGAAATCCGTAGGAAAAAACACTCCATCGCTAACGAGATTTGGGAACCAAACTTTCCACATGTTGTGAGAATAATCAAAGGGAAGATCTGGGAATCATGGGTAACAACGTCATCCCCAACGTTGGGAGAGGTCATACTGTGATCGTAGATAGAATTTCAGTTTCCGATTTCAGCCAGGACACTCTTGATTCTGTGCTGAAGGAAAAAACACAACATCGAGTCAACTGGCTCAATCGTCACAAAGATAAAATTCTCAGTGAGAGCAGCGAGTCGGTTGCACTCCAAGGTATCCAGACACCTTGGGAAAAACTGCACGACAAATTAGTTTTACAGTTCGGTTGTGTCTCTACCTGGATAGGAATCGACGGTCACAAGAAATCCAGCGTACTAAATCAGATAGTGGCATTTGCTGCGAGAGATAACGTTGTTGGCCTGTGTAGCCTGGAGATGGATGTTCGTTCTGTTGGTGAGCTGTTATGCAAACAAGCCTTGGGCGCTGTATCACCTACCAATGAATTGAAAGAAAAATTTATCGATTGGACAGAGAACCGAATACTGGTTTACGACCATGTGGGAACATGCAAGAGTCTGGAGGTCTACGCCTTAATTCTAAAAATGGTCCGTGACTACGGAGCTCGGTTCATAGTCATAGACTGCCTCCAAATGGTTGAGAGTGTCTGCGGCGATAACGAAAAGGAACGTGCTTTCTTCGCTATGTTGGTTCAGCTTGCCAAGGGATTCAACATCCACATAGCAGTAGTCCACCATGCGCGTAAGCCAGAGAAGGGCGGGGATGAATACATTCCTACAAGGTTCGACGCATTAGGCTCTGGAGCCATCTCACAGCTCTCAAGCATCCTGGCTATCGTTTGGTCCGACAAGAAAAAGCAAAGACTGCTTGATCTCAAAGAGCTCGGTCAGGATCTCGATGTCGATGACTTGGAATATCTGTCCCGGCCCGATACTAAAATCGTTATAGCTAAGAACAGGCACATCCCCTGGGAGAACACTGTCGGCCTTTGGCAGCATCCGAGCAGGCAGTTTTGTGGAAGCCCTTCGCTCCAACGTCTTAATTTTGAGCTTGATTGAAGTGATTAAATATCATGGGACTCCTATTGGAGGAAAAACGACAGATGCGGAAGAGATATTGCGCGGCAGGCATGCGCTCATCAGTTTTTCTCGCCCTGACCAACTAGCAGTTTGCATGGATGTTTGCCAAAGCTTTGTTCTAGACAATGGGGCTTTTTCATTATGGAAAAAGACAGGAGGGCAAGTCGATTTCACGGCTTATGTAAATTGGGTCACTAGCATATATCGTCATCCTTGTTTCGATTGGTGTTTAATTCCAGACAAGATCGACGGCACTGAAGATGAAAACTCCAGCCTCGTTCACACCTGGTTAAGATTAGGCTTAAAAGCAAAAGGGGTTCCTATTTGGCATTTGCATGAATCTCTAAATTGGCTTGAATGGTTAGTTGATCGTTTTGAATGGGTCGCTTTGGGAAGTTCTGGTCAATGGGCTTCTCCCGGTACAAATGCCTGGTGGGGGAGAATGACCGAAGCTATGAAAGTTTGCTGCGATGCTGAGGGTAGGCCAAAAACAAAACTTCATGGATTGCGAATGCTTGATCCCGAAATATTCCAACACCTGCCGTTGGCTGGAGCTGATAGCACTAATGCTGCTAGGAATAACAATCAATTAAGTCGATTTGGAATGTATGCGCCGCCGAGCGCAGGACAAAGAGCAGCAACGATAGCCGCTAGAATTGAAAACTATAACTCTGCCCCAGTTTGGCTAGGTGATAGACAGATGGAGATGCTTTGATGGAAGGAAAATGGTCAACATTATCAAAAAAAGAGCAAATCCAAAATGAGATTTATCAAAAAGGCTATGAAGACGGCAGAAAGTGTATGCGTTCGCACTTGAAAAAAATGGAGAAAAAAATCGATAAATTGGAGAGCGAGATTGATGAGATGCGGGGACTAGATGGAAGGTGAACACTACAAAGTTTCCACTGACTTCCAGCTTCAAAAATTACATGAAGCTGTGGAGTTAAAATATAAGGAACACAAACACCTGGTTGTGCAAATTTTTGATGCCCGGCCCAGAAGTTCAAATCAAAACATGCTTCAGCACACTATGTACCGAGAAATCGCCAAGCAGTTGTATGGAAACGATATGCAGCATGCAAAGTCGATGTGCAAATTGACGATAGGTATCCCGATACTGCGAGAGACAAGTCCGAAGTTTAGAGAAATCTACGACAAGAATTTCAAGACCGGGGGGCTTTCCTTCGAAAGGAAGCTGGAGCTCATGGAAATCATTGATGTAAGCAGCCTTCTCAGCGTTAGCCAGGCGAATGAATACATCAGTAAGGTCTACGACCACTTCGCTCAAAATGGGGTGAACTGGACTGATTTCATTAGTAAGAGTCACGATGCGCTCAAAGCTTAAAATCTTAGATCTATTTTCTGGGATTGGAGGTTTTAGTTTAGGACTTGAGCTTACTGGGGGATTTGAAACGGCAGCATTTTGTGAAATAGAAAAGTATCCACAAGAAGTTTTGAGAAAGAATTTCCCTGGAGTGCCAATTTATGACGATATCAAAACTCTTACAGCAGAACGACTTGTTCGGGACGGAATCGACAGAATCGATATCATTACCGGAGGTTATCCCTGCCAGCCCTTCTCCGTTGCCGGGAAGCAAAAAGGCGAACAGGATGACCGCCACCTCTGGCCGTCAATGCTTGAAATTATTGCACAAGTCAGACCCACTTGGGTCATTTGCGAAAATGTTACTGGTCACATCGCCCTGGGACTCGACCAAGTGCTACTTGACTTGGAAAACGAAGGCTACTCCACAAGGACGTTTATTATTCCAGCTTGCAGCGTCAATGCCCCGCATAGAAGAGACAGACTCTGGATTGTGGCCCATTCCAACGACACAAGACAACCCGCAAGTGAGAGGGGAAGGCAAAACAATAGGGACAAAGAGAGGAACGACATTAGGGGGAGCGGCGAGAATGTGGCCGACTCCGACAACCTCCGAGTCGAAGAGCGACACAAGGAATGTGCAAAACCGGATAAACAAAAACAAACAAATAATGCTATGCCATGCAGTGAGGATGTGGCCGACTCCGAGAGCGTCAGAGTGGAAGGGAGTAGGCCCACTAGGGAGCAAAAGTCATCAATACCGATTGAACAAAAGATATTTAGATGCGACAGCCCAAGAGTCAGCAGGAATCACTGGAAAATTGAACCCAGAATGGGTCGAGTGGCTGATGGGATACCCAGAAGGGTGGCTAAGTTGAAGGCATTGGGCAATGCGGTAGTGCCACAAATCTGCATGATGATTGGACGGGCAATTCTGGAGTTTGAAAATGAAAATAAAAATTGAAGCAGACGATTATGAGCTGGAAGAACTGCGAGAATTAATTGAAGGATGGATTGAGCGAATTGAAAAAATTATCGAAAAAGCGGAAGCCCAAGAGCAAACCGAAGCTGATTGATGAGTGTGCTACGCAGCTTCAGAAGCTAGTCAGGCTCAAGGCAGCAGACCACCAGGGGTTTGTGAAGTGTGTATCTTGCGGCGCGGTAAAGCGATGGCAGGAGATGCAGGGCGGTCACTACATCGAGCGAGGCCGACTTGCGACAAAACTATTAGAAGAGAATATTCACCCTCAATGTGCCTACTGCAATGCTTTTGGAATGCAGAACTCAGCGCACTGTCGAGAGAACTATCGGAGCTACATGATTGACATGTACGGTTTAGATTTTCATAAGGAGTTGCTTGAGGATTCTCTGAAAGTTAAAAAATACGGACTGCCAGAGGTTAGGGATATGCTTGCAGACTTAAAGAAACGAGTGAAGGAGCAAGAGGACCAGCTCGGTTCAATGATGCCGACTCAAGAAGATGAGTATTAATTTCAAAGAAAAAATAGATGACCTGGTGGATATCTGGCTTGATACCGTCCGTCAGACTGAAGTGGGTTGGCCTGAGAGCTCTGCTCTGAGTCAGTTCATTGAGTATCGGGGTTCTTTTCAAAGCTCATCGAAAGTATCCGGGTTAGAAATCTATGTGGACAGGCAGAAGAAAACGCACAGTAAATTTGCCGACATCGATTTATGCCTGGGAGAACTCGAAGAGAAAAGGGCGTTGTCGATTTTGGGTAAGCGGTTGTACCAAGGTTTGAATTCAGCAAACAAAACTTACACAAACAAAGATCGAGCTCACCTGGTTGGTATGAATTTAAAGCAGTTTGAGAACAATTTAGCAGCCGCTTACCGCGATTTGGATAAGACTCTGACGCTGTTAGAAAAAAGGTCTGAATACACTAGGTATCCTCAGTGAATCGATGGTACATTTTGTTAATGTGGGGTTTGTGTCGGTTGCTCACGCAACATCCCGACGATACGGCCTCGCAACCTAATTAGAAAAAATCCTATGATTAAAACTATTCTGAAACGCCTAGAAGGTCTGCGTCTGCATCCCTATGCCGATGGCAACGACCAATCGATTGGCTATGGCCGGAACCTCACTTCGGTGGGGATCACTGAGCCCGAAGCAGAAATGCTTTTGGACAATGATGTGAATCGTTGTGAGCAGGAAGTCCGAGCTCGGTACGACTACTATGACGGTCTGTCTGAAATCAGGCAAACGGCTGTCCTATCGTTAGCCTATCAGTTAGGAAGCACAAGACATGCTCTTTTCCACAATCATCATACGGAAATGGCTAAGGGAAACTTTGCTCAAGCAGCTAAGGAAATCTTTCCCGACTCTTTGTACGCCCGGCAAGTTCCTACCAGGGCAGAAGAAATCGCAAAGATCATCGAAACCAATGAAATATTTCTATAGCGCAACAATCGATAGAATCATTGACGGTGATAGCTTTGAAGCTACGCTTGACCTAGGCTGGTCCATGTATCACAAAACAAGCATGCGGCTGCATCACGTTGATACGCCAGAGATGCGCGGCGGTACAGACATCAGTAAGGCAGCGGCAAAGGTAGCAAAAGATCACGTTATAGACCTTCTCCCGGTTGGCAGTGAATGCCAGATCCAGAGTATGTCCCTGGATAAATACGGAAGGGGACTTGCGGTTGTCACTAACTCAGCAGGAATAGACGTTGGGGAAGATCTAATCCATCGCGGCCTGGCAGTAAGATATGAGGGCGGCAGCAAAGAAGAGGTTGCAGCGGCTCACCAAAAGAATTACGGGCTACTCCAGGCAAAGGGTCTGATATGAACACCCCGACAAAACCGATTCTGGAAAAACCCCCGACAAAATGTACCCCGACAAAAGCAAATAGCCAAGAAGTGCTCGATTTAGAAAGGCGTATACGGGATTACATCGCTACCGGGAAGGTCGTAGGAAAAAAAGAACCGCGACAAAAAGTAAAAGTGATTAGGCATAAAGTTAAATGAAGCTAAAAGGGCTTCTAAGCGCCTTCGCTCCAACGTTGGGTTCCGCAATCGGTGGCCCTTTAGGGAAAATGGCGGTCACGGCTATAGCTGGCAAGCTGGGAGTCTCTGATACCGAGGAAGCTGTTACGCAAGCCCTAGAGACGGCAACAGTAGAACAGCGACAAGCTCTATCAGAAGCCGATCAAGCTTTTGCTATAAGAATGCGAGAGCTCGACATTGATTCCTTCAAGGTCCAAACAGAGGACGTACAGAACGCCAGAGAGACGCATAAGGGTTTGATATTCCCGCAGCTATTCGCTTCAGCGTTCCTGATGCTGTTCTTCGGATATATCTTTTTGATTACGGTATCACCACCAGCTCAAGCGGATTTAGCACTATCGAATTTAATAGTGGGAAACCTAATGGCGGTCATTAGCGGAATAAGCGGGTATCTATACGGAAGCCAGAACGGGAAGAAATAAAAAAGGCCCTTAAAGGGCCTTATCTAATCTGAGTGTAATTGGTTAGAAATCCACCATTTTGAGGGACGCTGTCCCATCCTAGAGCCTGACAAGCTTCTTTCAGCAAATCATCTGGCGTGAAAGTTTCGCTAATGTGATCTAGGTAAGATGGGTGTGGTTGATTGGGATTATCGGGATCGGCTGGAATTCCTCCGAGATTTTGAACCTTGACGTAATCTTTCCAACGTTCATGATTTTGGACAAATTCGGCCAGCTCAATCTGGTTCGCGCCCATATCGACGGCTTCCAAATCATCCTCTAGGGTAACCTGTGGTAAGTCGGGCCAAGGGTTTTGGTAAAGATCACTGATTTGGTCTTCTGTTACACTATAATCACTTAAAAAAGCCCCATCTTCTAGCGCATGAATAGCGTCTTTATAGTCGATATCGCTATATTTGGGGCTAATATCGTTGATTAAGGTTTCTAATGTTTTCATGCTTTACCCTCCGTTGCTGTGTTGTCCCAACGTATAATGAATTTATCAATATAAATCTTTTGGTCGGCGGTTAAATCTTGCGCTAGGTGCATCTCTTCCGCTGACAAGCACTCAAGGTTCTGTGCCTTGCAATAACGCTCCCATTCACCCGTTAGAATGTCTAGCTTGTCATGGACGGTTGTGGATAACCAATCA